GGTTTAGGCGTAGCAAAGGGACCATGACATGAATCTAAAACCTGTTTATATGGCTGCAAGAAAGCCCACAACTAAAGCCACGCAAGAAGAGCCGTTGGATTGGGTGATGCTTGAAGTTACAGAGGTTAAGCCCACAACCCCCTTGCGCCGCGCGTCAAAGTAGTGTATTTCTTGCCTTGAAGAAATGTGACTTAAACGAACCAAAGGTGAACCATGACCGATCAAGAGTACGCAAACGATATTTATAACGCACGCAAGGCATTTAACGACGCGGCAAAGGCTGCGCATGATGCTGGACTAAAGGTTGACGTGACAATTTTTGCGGTTCCGGTTGTGGAGTTTGGATACAATGTCAACAGCCTTGAGGTGAGCGTTACCAAAAAGCTAACGTACACCTAACACACGAACAACAACACGAACCAAACAACCCTGCTTAGGCGGGGCTTTTTGCGTTGGCGGGATGCCAGCGCCTTAACAGCGGGAAGCTGAACCAATGGAAATTGAAGTAACAGACACAACAACCCTCCCCGAATGGCTGCAAGGCCACGTTAAAGAGGGCAAGCTAAACCTTGGCGCACTTGCTGCGCCGGAAGATGTCGCGGGGCTGAAAACAGCTCTTTCAAAGGAACGCGGCAACGCAGCGGCATATTCAAAGTATGGCACGCCTGACGACATCGAAGCCAAGATCGCCGACCTGACCGAAAAGGCCAAAGGCACGGGCAAGACAAGCGACGACGCGCAGGCCAAGCTCGAAGCCATGAAAACAGATTATGAGAGCAAGCTAACGGGCGCAAACGACCGCATCAGTAAAATGATGCAACGCGGCGCATCCAGCGACCTCAAGGCGGAACTGGCCAAGGCCGGTTTTATATCAGAGTCGATTGACGACATTGCATCCAGCGCGATGGGTCGCCTCAAGTTTAACGAGGACGGCACCGCGCAGGTGATGACCTCGGACGGAAAGCCGATGATTGGGTCTGGATCCGATCACGGTGCGACCTTAGCCGATCTGGCGAAGGAACTTGCTACGTCCAAATCATACGCGGTTCGGTGGGATGGCAAGGGCGGCGGCGGGAAGCCAGCCGGATCACAAGGCGGGACGCCTGACAAACCAACAGTTTCGCGGGCGGCTTGGGACACAATGTCTCATGTAGACCGCGCGGCACATTCAAAATCAGGCGGCGCAGTAAAAGACTAGCCCGCAAATTAGGAGAATAGCCCAATGGCTAACGTACTCACATCCCTCGCCGCAGATCTTTACCAAGCTGCCGAAATCGCTGGCCGCTCTGCGGTTGGCTTCATTCCATCGGTTACAGTCAACGCTGGGTCCGAGGTTGCGGCCCAAAACGCCATTGTGAAATCATTCACAACTGTTGAAGGCACAATCAACACAAGCGTAACGCCTTCCATGACCATTCCAGAAGGTGACGACAACACAGTCGGCGTCGACACTATGACGCTGGACAAAGAAGTGAACGCAAAAATCCCGTTCACTGGCGAAGATCAGCTTTATCTTAACCAGAGTTCCGGTTTTCAAACTGTCTACGGGCAGTTGATTGCGCGTAAAATGGAAGGCATGGTGCGCACGATTGAAGCTGCGGTCGCTGTTGAGGCCTACACCAACTCTACCCGCGCTGTCGGCACGGCAGGAGCTACCCCTTTTGGCAGCAATTTTGACACGGTTGCGGAGGCACGTCAGATTATTCTTGATAACGATATGCCCGTGAATGACGGTCAACTATCGCTTATCGTAAACTCATCTGCTGGCACTAAGCTGCGCAACCTCGCGCAACTTCAAAAAGTTAACGAGGCAGGCGGAAGCGACTTGTTGCGCCAAGGCACCTTGCTGGACCTTCAGGGGTTTATGTTTAAGGAGTCCAGCGGCGTTCAAGCGCACACCAAAGGCACTGCGGCAAGTGCGCTGGTAAATGGTGCCTTGGCAGTTGGTGCAACTTCCATTGTTTTTGATACGTCCACACCGGGCGCATCTGGATTTAAGGCGGGCGACGTAATCACAATTGCAGGGGATGACAACAAATATGTTGTCGTCGGCGGAGTTACATTGACGGGCGCGGCGGGTACTGTTGAAATCGCAAGTCCTGGCCTGCGCGCTGATGCCGCTAACAACGCTGCCATCACGGTTGGCAACTCCTACGCGGCAAACGTCGGACTGCACCGCAGCGCGATTGAGCTGGCGATCCGCCCTATGGCATCCCCATTAGCATCGGCGGCTCAAGAGCAGATGATTATTCAGGACCCCGTTTCGGGCCTTGCATTCACAGTCGAGGTTTACGGCGGCTATAAGAAGGCAATGGTTGATATCACTGCAATCTACGGTGTGAAGGCTTGGAACCCAAGCGCGATTGCCACATTGCTCGGCTAAGTTTACAGAGGGGCGGGCTTAGGTTCGCCCCTTCGGTAAGTTTAGAGGGTTTGCAAAATGGCACTTGATACCACAATAGGCGGCGTTGATGCGGACAGCTACGGCACGCTTTCGGCTTATACAGCGTATGCGCTTGGCATGGGCTGGACGCTTGCAGCTACAGACGCGCTAAACGAAATCAACCTGCGCAAGGGTGCGACCTACCTTGACCGCAAGTATTCCTTCATCGGGATGCAGCAGTATCAATATCAAGGGCTTTCATGGCCTCGCTTGGTCAATGACATTGTAGACGACTGGCCGGTAAACCCTGACACAATCCCGCTGGACATTATCCACGCGCAATTCGAGGTCGCATACATCTTGCAGGGCGGGCTTGATCCGTTCGCAACAATCGAAACAAGCCAAACCAGCGACATGATTAAAGTCGGGCCGATCACGTTGGACGCAGAAACGTTGCCAACATCCACACCTCGCATTGTTGCGGTAGAGGGCCTGTTGCGCGGCTACATTGTCGGCGGTGTTGGCATGGCAAATATGGTGCGTGGCTAATGGCTACTGTTCGCAGCCGTGTCACAGGGGCTTTTGATAAGCTGGCAGCAAAGCAGCCCGACATCATCCAGATCGGCACTATTCAACAGCCGACGCCAACGACAAGCGGCGGCGGTCCATCCGATCCAACAGGCGGCACGGCTGGCACAACACCCGCCCCTGTATCCGCGCGCATGGCGATATTCTTAATTGAGGGCCGCAGGGTCGACGGCACCAACATTTTCGCGGGTGACTTCCAGGTCATCATCGAGCCAATGACGATTGAAATCACGCAGGACGATACGGTCACATTCTCATGGGGCGGCGTTACAAAGGCGCACGTCATTGCTGACACGGGCCGCGTTGCATCGGGTGGCGAGACTGCCCTATACGATCTGGTCGCTCGTGGGTAGTTTTGAGGATCAGATCAGGGCAGCGCAACGAAAAACAGAACGCAAGCTGGACGAAATAGCGCGGCGGGTTGCGTTTGACCTATTCCGAAACGTCATACTTGAAACCCCCGTTGATAAAGGTGGCGCGCGGGCAAACTGGCAACCGTCTATCGGATCGCCAGCAACCGGCACAATAGATGCAACGGACAAAAGCGGCGCGGCGACAATAGCAAAAGTGCAAGCAAAAATTGCAAGCATGGACGCGGGCGACATCATCTACCTGACAAACAATCTGCCCTACATCGTAAAGCTGGAAGAAGGCGGCTATCCCGACGGGCCTTTGATTGTCAACGGATTTTCGCGCAAGGCACCTGCCGGAATGGTGGCGGTCACGGTTCAAAAGTTTCAAAGCATTGCCCGGCAGCTTAACATAGAGATCGGCAAACAATGAGCAATGTTGAAAGCGACATCCACCAAGCCTTAACCGCGCAGGCCGAAGTTATGATTGCTGCGCTGGGCTATCCGGCTTTGTGGTCACAAAAGGGTGGCGATAAGCCCGTGGGCGAACACGTCACGGTGATGCAGTTGCCAAACGATAACGACCCGATGGAGCTGTCAGGTCAAGTCATGGATCGGCGCGGGTTTTTCATTGTCACGCTGGTTTCGCCGCTAGACGTTTACGAGATCGTCACCAAACGAAAGGCAGGCGACATCGCCGCCTACTTCAAGCGCGGCACGCCCGGCTTAACTGCCAACGACACAACAGTGACCATATTTAACACTAGCGTTCGGCAGGGTCGCGAAGAAAACGAACGGTGGGAAACCCCTATCTGGATCGATTACAGGAGCATAACGTGAAACAAAAACAAGAATACCCAATTCGTATTGACGAAAAGGTAACGGGCGAAATCCCCATTCCTGATGGCGGCGTTAGCGTCAAGCCACCTAAATCAAACAAGGTCAAACTCACAAACAAGGCAGGCGCGTTTGCTAACCCGCTCGCCAAGGACGTTGATGCTTGGCTCAAAATCGGCTGGTATCGCGTCTAAAAATACCCCTGCACGCGGGTGCCAATAACGGCAGAGCGGCAACCCCTCAAAACTGAATGAAACCGCCCCCACGAGGGGTTTTCTGCGTTTCCCGAAAGGAAATCAAATGACTGACAAGAATAATATTGGCCTCACGCTTTACGGCGTTGCTGGCGCACCCGCAACAAACGACAAAGCCGGATTTGAGGCGCTCTCTTGGGTGCAGCTCAAAGGCATCCAAGAAATCCCTGTTTTTGGTGTTACCCATAACAACATCGATGTGCCGGATACCGCCACGGGCTTTATCGCTGGCGTAAAGGGCGCGGCCACTGGTAAAGATGTTGCAATGACATATCGCGGCGACGGCACCGATACTGGTATTGCAACAGCAATCGTTGCGGCTGGCGAGGCGGATGGTTTGTATTCCCTCAAGATCGTTCACGGATCTGGTGCCGACACCGGTGACGGCCCCGCGCCTGTTGCGGCTGACGTTGTTCAGTACGCGCAAGGCTACCTTCACACGTATGAAGAAAACGCCAAAAACGATACGACTTTTCAAGGCGGCTCGATCAACTTCAAACAGAACAAGATCACAGTTGATGACGTAGAACCTACCTAATCCGCTTAGGCGGCTAGGGGTGGCGCGGTTTGGTTCGCCACGCCACCCCCACTTTGAACCTGAACCATGAAAGAATAACCAATGGATTTTAATAAATTTGACAGCCGCGCAAAAGCGGAAGCAGGGTCGCCTATGCAGATCGTTGATGCTTGGACGGGCGTTGACCTGATGGACGGTGACAAGCCTTGTGAAGTTATCCTCAAAGGCACCGCGTCGGCATCAATGCAAGCCAAAATGCGCGCCGTGCAAAAAGCCGCAATGATGTCCAAGAAAGCCAAGGGCAAAGACGGCGATGCGGACGAGGAAGCCCGCGTGATGGAGGACGTACACAACCAACTTTGCGAGGCTGCGGCCCCGTTTATTGTTGGGTTTAATAACGTCAACAAGGGCGACAAGCCCGCAACGGCTGACGACGCAATGTGGTTTCTTAACCTGACGTTCCCCGAAATGGGCGTCAAAGAGGATGCGGACGGCAACACCGTTTTGAACAAGGACGGCGATCCTGTCTTTGAAATGTCAAACAACCCGTTTGCAAAGCAATGCAGCGAGTTTGCTTCTAAGCAGGCGAACCGATTGGGAAACGGCAAGCGCGGCTAGTCCTTGCTGCAAAGCAAGCCGGATGGCTGAACGCGGTTATTGAGCGCAAGGGTGATAAGCCTGAAGGCCCGCAAAAAAGCCGATTGCAAGTCCACCACGATAATTACACGCCCGCGCCTTTTATTGAGATCGACGCGGGCGAATACTTGTTTGAAATGCTTTTTGAAGCAAGGCCGGTTCGATACACAGAAATGGGGCCGCGCCCTTTGGACTGGTCGGACGTTGCTGCCTATTTGGCTGGGTATCCGGTCGAAGTTGAACACTATGAGCGGGCTTTAATTCTCAAAATGTCAGAGGCGTTTGTCACTGGCATGAATGAAGGCACAAGCCCGTTTTCAATACCGCCAAACGAGCGCGATAGTTCAAAAGAGATACTAGAATACGGCCTGCCTTAACTGGCGGGCCGCAACCGTTCAAGGATTATAAAATATGGCTGATTTTGCGAACCTTGTTCTTGGCGTTGATACTCGCGGATTAAAGAAGGGCGAGCGCGCCCTCGATGATACGACACGCGCGGGCAAGCGGACAGAGCGGGCCGTTAAAGGCACCGCCGCTGGCATGGGGCGCATGGGTGCAGCGGCGGGCGGGGCGTCTGTCAGCGTTAATCGCTTAACGGCATCAACCACGGCGAATTCATCCGCAATGGCAGCGGCGGCGCGTAGCGTTTTGCTTTACGTTGGCGCTATTGGTTCCGTTATGGCAATCGGTCGCGCGGCAGAGCAATACGCGGTTATTGGCAACACAATGCGGGCGATGGGTATTGAGGCCGAAAACGTTGCGGGTCAAATTCAAGCTATCGGTGACATATCCAACAGAACGCGCGCCCCGCTTGTCGCCACGGCGCAATTGTATCAGCGTATCAGCATCGCAGGCAAAGACCTTGGTGCGTCACAACAGGACGTTTTGCGATTCACGGAAAACGTAGGCTTGGCCCTTGCGCAACAAGGCGGAAGCGCGGCGCAAGCGTCTGGCGCATTGCTACAGCTTTCTCAAGCTATGGCGGGCGGCACAGTCCGCGCAGAAGAATTTAACAGCATCCTTGAGGGTGCGTTTCCTATTGCACAAGCGGCGGCGAACGCCATTGAAGGTGCGGCTGGATCGGTTGGGCAGTTGCGCAACATGGTTATTGCTGGCGAGGTATCTAGCCGTGAGTTCTTTGATGCTATTATGTCAAGCACGGACGCTCTTGAATCTGCATTTTCTGAAACGGTGCCGACTGTTTCGCAGGCCATGACTGTACTTAGCAACTCATTTAC